GGACTGCTATTGTATGTAATTGTTGCCCATGCATTTTGCAAATCGTCAGTTAACCGTTCCTTGTTACTTATTTTCCATCCATTATTTCTAAGATAGTTTCTTGCATGTTTGTCACCAGGATGTCCTCTAACAATAATAGGTCTATCTGTATATTTTCTTAATTCTTGTACAGTCCCTTTTACCCATTGAACAACGTCTAATCCTTGCATACTCCAACCGCCATTGCGCTGTGTGCAAATTAGGATATGATTGCCTGTTTGCCTCCAGTCTTTAAGGTGTATGTTTAAGTCTTTGCTTATCTTTTTCCATCTTGCTGGATTTACTTCTGAATCAAAATAATTACCTGTAGTTGGAAAAACTCCATTGAGGCTATATCTAAGATATTGCATAGGATGAAGTTTGCCTACATTATAATTGAATAAGTTACTGTCTACAATAATACAATTGCCTGCTTCTGCTGCCTGTTTTCTAAGACGTAAATGAGGTGTATTCGGACTACCTTCATGTACCCAACCTTGGATTACACCTACATCGCATTTGACAATATTGTTGCCATTATGAACAATGCCTATGTCGCCTTTGACTTTTACACCGTCGATAAATCTCTTGAGGATTTCTAACTTATGTCCTCCTTTGTGAGGATTAGGTATTCCTGCTGCATATGCTACTACTTGTTTCAAAGCATCCCCTTTACATCTGCCCAATATTTTTCTGTAATGTTTATGCATTCATCTAGAGCAGTGGTATGCACTTTCACAGTAGGAATTAAATCTTCTAATTTTGTTCCTTTCGCTGCCATTGCAGGTGATGGTCTCATATAATAAAATTTAGTACTCCAACTGTCCTGTACAATAACTTTTTTACCTAACAACATACCCCAGTAAGCACCATGATAACTGTTAGTAATAATAACATTTGCACTACCTAACAATTCTATTGTTTGTTCTATATTAGCACCACTATTAACAAATCTTGGTATACTATATGGACCAAAGTCTGTAGACTTTAGCAATTGTTTTTTGTGCTCAAACCAAATTATTTCGTTTTTTATAGGATACTTTTTACGTAATGCAGGATGCATACAACTTGCACATGGTGCATAAGGATACTGTTGGTTAAAATCTCTTATTCCTAGTTTGTCAAAACATACTAACCAATCAGGATATTCAATTCCTTTTGGCCGTTTGCCTGCATCTGCATTGTGTCCTATACCCCATGCAATCCTAGGAGCATTTGTACTTTGTTTTAATTGTATAATATAATTTCTAACAAGTTCCTGTAATTGCTCCATAAATCGAGAGCGTAATTGTGTATTATTAGGATCACTTACATCCCATGCATTATTAGCAACTTGTAATAATTGATTGTAATCGTTTGAAGATAAGACTCTTTTAATCGAATCTCCTATAAAGTCATTAGCAATTAGTCCGCCGCCGCCTACTATAATAGGTCTATTATGATCGTATTTTGCAGAATGCAATTCGGCTACATCTATTACATCATACTTGCCTGGCATAAAATACCTTAGCGGGTCGCTAGCCATATCACCTACATTGTTTTTATCTAATCTATGAACTACTATTGGCCTAACCATCATTTTATCCTTTTAATAATTTGTATGCACTACCATTTTTAAATTCTTCTATATGAAATTGACCATATGCTAAATGACAGGCCCATTTATATATTTTATCGCGATCTTGTTGTGTTGGAGCTTCGATCAGGCTCAGATCCTTATCGCATACTGGATCAGCTGCTGTAGGCGCTAGTGTAAACGCTGAGACACCATATAATACACTTTCAACTGCTGCTATGCTTTGATATGTCACCAGTGCGTGACAATCGTCTAAATCTTGAAATATTGTTTTTGTAATACGTTGCTGTCTCGATGCTTTGTCTCTAATACGAATAGGACGATCTGTATGCTTTTTTATTTCTGCAACTGTTTCTTCTACCCAACTATCTCTTTCTATACCATAAAATTTACATGGCTTCTCGGAAGGTGTTACTAACAAAATGTGCCTTCCTGATTTCCTATTTTCTATAGGATAGTCTAATGACTTCCATCTATCGTCAGGCCTATCTATTATATCACTATGCTGCACATCATTTTTTACAATTCTATGGTAATATTTCCAACCATTTGGATTATTTGCAGACTTATAGTTTCCAACATAACCGCTATCCATATAATAAAAGGTATGTTGATTTTGCCAGCACTGTTTTATAAGTTTCCTTTTGCCCATACTTCTAATTAGTATAGGATTACTACCATAGTCTGAATCATAATCCTGTATAGGAAGTCCGGCACCTTTGGCAAACATATTGACATATTCGTCTGTAAGATTTTTACTTAAACATATCATACAATTCTTTTTTCCAAAGTTCGTTAAACTCACAATCCCTGTAGTTTTCAAACCATGGCCCGCCTTCTGTGTAATGTATCAAATTGGGTGTATCAATGTCATCATAAACACCAACAAGATAATTCCAAGTGTGGTCCAATTCTCCAATTTCTTCATCTTTTAACCAACTAAATCTGTGTAAATATGCTCCGTTTATTTCAGGATTATTAACTAGATCCATAGTAAGTTTTGCATTACTAGGATGCGCACAGTTAAACAACATCACACTTGACCAATTCTTACGTGGATAAATGGTTTGTTTTTGACCATCCATCTTTGTGCCTTCTTTGGGTGTGTAATCATGCTGTACACACATAACTGCATACTTGTCGTCTGCTTGATCAAACAGTTCTTTTATATCTGTTGTAAGAATCATATCACAGTCCATAAACACAGCCCAACCTTTAAAGTTCATAAGTTCTGGTATAAGGAAACGTGTGAATGTAAACTCTGTACTTGCTAGTTTATCTATTGGTCTTGTATACCATCCTGCGTCACGTAGTTCCTGTTGTTTTAACGGACGTACATCAGCTAATTTGCTCTTAGTTTTAATACTGTGTTTACAAACTTGATATGCAATATCTTCTCTAGTGTCATATCCTACAAATACTTTCATTAATCTCTTCTTTCAATATCTTCTTCAGTAAGTTCGTTACCCATCCATACTTCTATTACTCGAGCAGTTTTACTACCAACATTAGTTGCTTTGTGCCATGTGTGTACAGGTATATCTATACTATCTCCAGACTCACACTCTTTTGTTACTTTCCAGCCAGTAGGAGATTCTAATGCCATTGATATTTGTCCTTCAACAACATGCCAATGTTCTGAACGATTAAAGTGTCTCTGATCGCTAAGGGCTTTACCTGCGTCAAATGCAAGTTGTTTTACTTGCCAGCCTTCGCCTTTGTCAAGGACAGTATATCTGCCCCATGCACGTTCTGTGGTAGGCTGACTCCATTCTTTTAATATCCAACTGCTTGAATTCTTTTTATCTTCGCCGCCGACGCCAAACGCAAAATGTACATCTTTTCTATCACCATATGTTTCGTATTCTGGTGTTGTGGTGTTTGTTCTATCGCCGCCGTTTGCAAATACAACTTCCCAAGATGTAGCTTTAGTAGATAAAACTTGCATAATAGCAGCACATGCTGTGTTGTCGCTATCGTCAAATGCAATAACTTCATCTACACATTCTAATGCTTCTATAATAGCAGCCCGTTCTTCCATAGGCATAAACGGACGACCTTTTTTACGTGTAAGCCAAGCATCTGAATTGAGTCCAACTACAAGATGATCTCCTAATTCTCTTGCTGCTTTAAAATATGCAATATGTCCACTGTGCAGAGGATCAAATCCGCCTGTAACTAATACTACTTTCATAATGATATTTATATGCTACTATAACTCAAAATTGTTTATTTGAATTGCTTTACAGAAGCTATATTATTTTTTCTTATATTTTTATACTGCGCTTCTATTTCATTTACGTCTATATTAGAACGACAGTATTGTGATTCAAACAGTCTCATAATCATTGCTAAAATATCAGGATGAGGATGTCTATTGTCTTCAGTAAATTCATTAACAAATAATTCTTTTACAATTTCATAAGAAGGCCAATAAAACAATTTCTTATTCAACAGTTCTTCATTGTCTCTTATCATTTCATCTAGTGCTGCTCGTAGAACACTTTTACTAACTGAATTTGCAGTAAGGCAACTTACAGGTCTAAACGTTGCTGCTAAAGGTACAGGTGACATAGTAAATAGAACTTTTGCATTTGGAACATTGTCATTTATATAGTTTAATATTTTTTGTAAAGCATCTTTAGATTCTGCCATACTACACACTTTAAATTGATGCCTTGCTGGATCGAATTTATCTTGCGGTATTGCACGCCAAAAATATTCATTAGTTACACTATCAAACCATACTTCTGATAATCCTAAAGTAATAATAAAGAAATCAGTATTTAAAAATATTTCCTTAGTTTTTAACCTAATAGATTCATCGTATTCAAATGTTTCTGCTTTATATCCATGCCATAGTTCCTGACTAGGAACATGTCCATCAAACGCCCAACGAAACTGTGATAATATAGCATGTACGTTTACTAATCCTTCGCCAATACTGCTAATATAAACTTCAGTATTTTTATCTTTTGATACATTATATCCAACTGTACTTAGATGCTTAGAAATATTTGCAGCAAAACAACTTCCAAATGCTGTAATTTTTGTATCATGATCTATTAATGGTTCTTCAGGAAGCCAACCTTTTAGCACATAATTTTGTAAGAAATCCTCATTAGCAAAATCTTTTTTATAAGGATTAAAGTTACAATTTTCTCCTCTATAAAAAGACCTACTTGCACTCTTGCCTTCTTGTTCAAATATTCCGTCCATTTTTAATGCCGGCTGACTTATTAACTTTGATTTTCCTAAACGTTTATTCATATTGTGCTCTCCTAAAGATATTTATTATAAATAATTTTACTATGATTATTTCTCCAAAATACAAATTCATTTTTATAAAAACACAAAAAACAGCAGGGTCAAGTATAGAAAAAATATTACTTGATAAAATTGCAGATGATGAAAATTTAATATTTGGAGGTATGCCTCCTGAAAATATGAATCCTATCAATTTAGATGAAGTTGCAGAACACAGAGGGAGAGTGTTTATCAGTAGAAGATTTCCTAATGCATGGAAAGACTATTATCGTTTTACTGTTGAAAGAAATAGTTGGGACAAAGTTGTAAGTTACTATCACTGGGTCAAAAAACGTAATCCAAAAAGAACAGCAAAAGGGTTTGACACATTTGTAATGGATGGTAAGAAAACACCTTACTTAAAAGATTGGGAAGAATATACCTACAAAGATAAACCTGTTGTAGATTTTACTATTCAGTATCATAACTTAAATGATGACTTTGCAAAAGTAATGAATACTTTAAATTTACCTTATAACAACGAATTGTTAACTACAAAATTAAAGGGCGATTTAAGAACAGAACGAGATTATAAAGTATATTACAACGACATGACAAAGAATAGGGTAAGTGAACTTTATAGAAAAGTAATAGAAGAATTTAACTACGTTTTTTAATCGACTTTATTTCTTTTGCATTTAATGTCCAAATATTAACTGCTTTCTTATAATTAGATTCTATTTTTTCTTTATAGTTTTCTTTGTCATGTATGTCGTTATTTTCAAAAACATGAAAATCTCTTTGAAAGTTTTTTCCTAACGGTGTTTCATTAAAAACTATAGGTAAGCTTCTTGCAAACATACTTTCTATAAATCTGTATGTCCAAGCATTATCATGTGACCACCACTTACCTGCCCAATTAGGACATAAACTAAACCAACTGCTTGCAAGTAACTGATAATATTCTGTATCGAATCCTGCTTTGTTTGCACGTTTTCTTCCTACCATTGTATCAACTACTTTACTATCTGGTCTTTGTACATATTTTTGCAAAAGTTTAGTTCTATGATAATCGGCACTTCCGGCAGTAAAACCACCTTTAAATCCATACAAATACTTTTTATCGTTATTAAGCTGATTGCACTGAGTCAAAAACGATTTAGGATATTTTAAGTTAAGTTTTACACCATTTACATAATTCCATCCATTTTGATGATCTATGTTAATTGTATAATTTGTAATACCAGCTTCTTGTACAGCTTTTTCTACAAGCTGGTATTGCATAAATCTTTTAATGTCTTTTTTCATTAGCTAATATCTCAAATTGTTCTTTAATAAGTGTGGTGTTATATTCAGCATCAAAAAATTTAGGACTTTCTATAGTAGATCTCTCAGCATTTTTTATTCCTACAGATTCAAAAAAATCATAAAATTTTATGTCATCACCTTTTAATTTATTTTTTATTTTTACCCATGCACACGGAATACCATAAGCAATTGCTGTAATACAACCGTGCAGTGAGCTAGAAATAATATATTCACACTCTGTTATTTGTTTCGCAACTTCTAACGGTTTCTTTGTTTTTAAATTTATAACATTATAATCTGGATAATTTTGTTTAGTATATGCAAAATCTATTATATGAGGTGCAATGCCGATTTTATATTTCTTTGTACTAGGATTAACAATTTCAGGCAATAGTAACGCAGCATCACCGTAGATATCAGGGCATTGACCGCCTTGTAAAATTACTTTATCTCTTGTAAGAGGTCCTCTTACAAATTTAAAAATAGCATTTGGATTTATTCTATCGTTTTTTGAAATAACTCCTGATCCTAATACTATGGTATTTTTCTGTGCTCTACGTATAATAGATCCTATACATATAGCATCAAAAGATTTACTCAAACTAGAAACCCAATGATGATTTATATTATAATGATCTAAAATATAGGGAGTAAGTATGTCACCATAATTACCTGCATACCCGTCTAACCACCAAACACCTAAACTCATAGTACAGCATCTTCCATTCCTGCTACACGTAGTTTGACTACATTAGTAATTTGCCATTGCTTTTGATCAAGAGCTTTCAAGACTCCTAACCACTTGTTACGCATCAAAGCAAATTCATTAATAATCTTTTCATAGTCAACAACGTCTGCCTCACCGTCAACGTATTTTTCAACGTCACGGCTTGACAGAGCTCGTTGATAGTTTTCTAAATATTTTTTAAAGTACGAGCTACGCAATCTACGCAGCTCGATGTTTAAGTAGTTGAGGATTGCTTCAATTTCTTGAAGCTGATTAAAACGATGCTCAACGATACCGGGCATTTCTGCCGCGGCACGTTCAACATTACCTTTTAATTTTACTTCGGATCTTGCATTCACAAGTTCATTTTCAAAATATTGTATAGCATCTGGAATCTTAGAAACATCTCTAGATACTTGAGAATACCAACCCATTATCACTCCCACTCATCTTCTTCACCATACCAGTCTTCTTTATCTGTGTCTACTTCTAGATAATAACCGATTGCATGATCAAGATCAGAATCAGTACCGAGCAATTCTTTAAATGTTTCGTCACTAATACCGTAATCAGCAAGCAGATCTACAAACTTTTCTGCAACAACATCTACTTGCTTTTTATCTACGTATTCTTTAAACATCATCCAAACATCGGCAATTTGTTCTTCATTCATTAGGTACAATTTCCTCGTTAAAGTTATTTTCCGCTACTTCTTCGTCAGCTTCGTCGGTATTTACCACAGAAGCCTCTCTAATTAAGTAATCTGACATAACCTTATCGAGTAATTCGCCACTCCAATTTTTTCGGTATTCAAGCAATTCTTCACCGTCAATTGTTTCATACTTTAAGCGATTGCCTTGCTTGACAATAACACCTTTTGCTTCAAACAATTCAAGCAAGCCGCTATATGGATTCATACCTGTTTCATATGGAATCTTTACCTGTACACCTTCAAACGGTTTTGCATAACGTGTTTTCATAACCTTACAACCTGCACGAATACCGCGTACTTCTGAGATCTTGTTACCATCTTCATCTTCTTTTAGCTTCAACTTCTTCATTGCAACTACGATAGATGATGCATAGATAAAGCCTTGACCGCCTGAAATCTTATCATCTGGGTCAAACATATCTTGCGATGCGTATGTGTGGTTAGTTGCCACAAGTCCAACATTGTGACTACCAAACATATTAACAGTGTTACGTACAAGTGATGTCAGTGCTTTAGGCTTACGACCCATATCACCTTTCATGTCACCCTTGTTAAACTGATCAACGTCTGTAGGTGTTAGCAACATACCTAACGAGTCAACAACAAACAGTACCTTAGGACGGTCTTCTTCCGCCATTTCTTTGTAATCTTTCATGAACGTACTAATAGTCTTAGCAACGTCATCAATCATTGACATGTTAAGTTTTAGTAGTTTATCTTCTGATGTATCTACATCAAGTGCTTGCAGCCACGCTTCGTCAAGTGCGTTCTCTGAATCAATTAGTACAACAAAGATACCTTGATCTTGTGCTGCCTTTACAATGTTACCTGAACAGATATATGATTTACCTGCGCCAGATTCACCAGCAAATACACTTACTTTACCAAGTGGAATGCCTTTGTTCCAATCACCTGAAATAAGATAATTGAGTGCAAAGTTGCCTGTACTAATCCAATCGGTTGGGTCATTAAAACCTGCACTCATACCTGAAATAGATTTAGTTAAAGAAGTTCGAAACTTAGTAGGATCGAATGCTTTATTCGCCATATTAATCTCCTAATCTAAAAAGCAAAATGGGGGATTTCTCCCCCATTAGTTATTACTGTCCCTGACGAGCGCGGATCATTGCAAGAATGTCTTGTGCGCCACCTGCGTTTTCTTCTGCTGCTGGAGCAGGAGTAGGTTCAGGCTGTGCTGCTGGAGCAGGTGCTGGATCTTGCCAACCAGTATCATTTACTGTTTCAGCAACTGGTGCTGCTGTTGGCTGTGGAGCACTTTGACTTACAGCAGTTGCTTGTGGGCTTGCTGCCATATTTGGATCGCCTGTACGTGCTGCCATGCCTGCTGGACGGAAGTATTGACTCCAGCGATCCGCATCATATGCTTCACCGTCTACTGACGCTTCAAACATTTCTTTCATTACTTTGATTTCGACATCGCCGGGCTTTTTAGGAAGGAAGTCTGAAAGATTAAACAAACTATTTGTATTGACTGCATTCATTTCTGCATCACCTAGCGGACGTTCACGGCGTGCCCAGTTAGATGTGCCGTAATCTGCATAACCGCCTTTTGAAGTCTTATTCAAACGGAAGTCTACACCTGCTGTATAATCTGTTGGCAACTCTTCCATATCTGGGTCAAGCAAACTCTGCTTGATGATTTGAAAGATCTGAGGACCAATAATAAATCGACGGATCGGATTCTCTGGCGTTGTATCCTCTGCTAATGGATTATCCACAACAAAGCCTTGGAAAATATAAGAACGTTTCTTCCAATATTTACGACCCATATCTTCTAGAGTCGGATCTTTAAACCAACCACGCACTTCGTTAAGTATTTCACATGATTCTCCGTACATTTCCATGCATGGTACTTGTACTTGTACTGGACGTGAATCAGTTTCACCTTTTACACCAGCGAATGGAAGTTTGATCATCAAACGTTCTGCCCAGAAAAAATCATTATCTGCGTTGCCGTCAGGAAGGAAACGAAGTACTGCACTTTCGCCTTCTTTGATATTCCAAAATGGGTAGATTGCGTTGTCGCCGCCGCTTGATGTATTACCGCTTGAACGGTTTTCTTGTTCTTTGAGCTTTGCTCGGATTTCTGCTAATGATGCCATAGTTATGCCTCCTATAATATTGCCTATGCATTTGTGCCTTTAATGTGTAGCACAGTTATATACTACACGAAGTTATTTATCTTGTCAATTGATTTTTTGCAATTTTTTAGGATCAATTGCAATATTTTTTTCTATCCATGCATCTAGCATATCATACATAATATCATGATTTTCTTTATGCAAATGATTAATGCAATGATCTTGCGGTGGACGGTTCTCTCTATATTCTATAGTATATAAGTCATACTTGTCTATAACTGTGACATTAGGTAAAAAAGAATATTCAAGATCTGATTTCTTTCCAAAAATATCCCATATCAAAACCTTTTTAAAATATTTTGCATATTGTGCAACTAAGCAAATTATTTTATCTTTTTCTGTTTGATCATATGATGCAGTTGTTATATAGTTTTTAAACAGCCATTTTACATATTTATTTGTAGAATATTTTAATTTCCACTGCTCACTTATTGGGTGATCTTTCAAGTCGATGCGTGTATGTGATGATACGAAGAATAAAACTGTTGTATCTTTTGTATCGTTATAATCAAGATAATCGATTAATTGTATTAACGACCACTGTGGTCCTGTACCATTACGAGCTAAGTTAGTTGTATCATATTTTTTTGAAAGTTTAGTAGGCCAAGTGAATGATTCATAATTCTCTTGAGCATAACTATCGCCACAAATTAATAGTTTCATAGAGCTAGCCGATTAGCGTAAACCAGCTAACTCTTTCATTCTATCATACTCTTGTGTATCCAACTGCTGTGGTTGTGTACGCATCTGATACGCTTCAAAAGTTTGATGTATGCTTTCGATAAACGCCTTAGCAGGTTCTATGAACTGCTCGCCGTAATCTTTTTCTACCATGGTAAGTACGGCTGTTTCGCCTTTTGGAAACTTGCCTGTTTCTCTATCATAGTATGATAAGATAAACTCGCCTAGTGGTGTCTTTTGTTCTTTTTCTAGTGTAATTTCATCACCGTCTGGACCTTTGACTTTGTCGCCTTTTTCCTTGCCGTCCATTTTAGCCTTGCGTACTGCATGTGCGTATGCATTACCTTCGTCTTTTGGTTCTTCCATATGGTCTTCAATATAGACCATTAGTGGATATAGTGCATTTACAATTTGATTACCAAAACGTGCATTTTCACCGCTGCCTGGTTCTGTTTCTAATTTCTTAGCCTCGCCACGTAGCTGCATAACAGGATCTAAAACTTGCTTTAGTTTAGGATCGTTCATACCGCTGATGCCTAATTTGCTGTCCATCCAACTATAAACATCATAAACATCACTTACATACATATTTGCTAAATTGCCGTCAAATGTATCTCTGCCTGTTTCAATCTTTTTACCAATGCCACGCAAACGACCTAATGCTTCTACAGCATCTTTGCGTGTTTTGATATACGCTTCTTCTATATCTTGTTCGCTTTCGACCTTTTTACAAGAGCCTTTTTCGCCTGCTTTCTTTCCAGGTACTTTGCGATAACCTTTCCAGCATTTGTCATAGATTTTACTATTACCGTGACGTTCGCCTTCTTCAATTTCTTCTTCGGTCATGCCTAGTGTAGTCCAGCTTGGATTACCACATTCTTCACATACACTATCTGAGAATTGACCTAGTGTGCCTTCGAACGCTGCTTCTAGTTCTAGTTCTTCTTTTGTTTTCTTGGCTGCTTTACTGTACTTGTCTTTTAGGCGGCCTAGTTCTTCTTGTGAAGCACCTTCACGCCCTGCTTGTGCAGCCTTCTTCATATATTCAGCACCGTGCTTCTTTTTTCCTGCATATGCCATAAGTGCTGATTCATCTACTAGATCATCTGGGCCTAGTTCTTTGGCCTTTGTGCCTTCTTTTACTAAGTTGTAAATATATGGGAATATATCTTGTAGTTCTTCGTTAAACTGACGGATAGTTAATTCGTCAATCCAATTTTCAGCAACATCACTTGGAACATCTTCTAGTACTGGGGGATTAAAACTTTCAAATGCTTCTTTGTAATATGCTGGCTTTTGTAATGACGCTATTTCTTTTTTAACTGTTGTAATACGCTCTTTAACAATATCTACATATCCTGCTAGGCTTTCTGCCATTACAGCACTACGACCCATATAGTTTTTGAACTTGCGTAGTTTTGCCATTTCTTCTGATAGGCCTACAATGTGCTTACCAAAATCATCATAAGCATTGCCGCCTTCTGCTACGTGGCGAGCCATTGCTCTAGCACCTGTAAGATGCTTATAGGGATAACGGAATCTTTCACCTTCTGGTGATTCAATATAGATCTTTCCAATCTTTTGTGTTCTGCCTGTTGCACTTTCTTGATTAATATTTTCTGTATGCTTAATCATAATACGTGCTTCGCCTACCTTTTGGTAACTTACACGAGCTGTGCCGTATAACTTTGATTCTGTCATTGTTCCGTCCCCAGAGCGTTGTGCTAAAAATTTATAATCTCTTTTTTGTAGATTTGATTTTGTAATATCTCTTGCATCAAAATTTAAAAGTCTTTTCCTAGAAAATTCTCTTAGTTCTTTTAAAAAACTATACCAGTCATCTTGTATTATTTCGTCTTCGTTTGTTACAAAGTCTTGCGAATAAATTACAGCTACGCCATCTTCTTCATTAACACTAACACTAACTTTTCCTAATGTTTTTCCATGAGATTTGAAGTCGAAATCAAAGAAACGTGCGTTCTTTGGATCATTGGTAACTGTGCCGTCTTCGTCTCCTATTGTAACGTTAGGAAAACGACTACGGATTTTATTGAATAGTTCTTCACCTATGATGCTTAATTCTTTCATATTGTATTTATCAATAGTTGCTGCTAATAAAGATAGGCATTGGAGCTTCATAATCTTCAAGATCTTCTGCTTGAGTAAACGTATTATAAACTCTAGGATCCCAATCTTTTAACACACTCATCATTCTTATAGCAAGTAGTGTTGCACTGATTAAATCGTCGGTCATTCCTGACTTTGCTTGATAACTAGATCCAGTTGCAACAAATCCTTTTAATTCTGATATAAATGGTTTTGAATGCACAACCATTTTATCATTTTCAATCATTGTTTTGAGTCTGGAACAAGCTGTAACTTTGGTGCTGTGGGTTGTGTTGAATCCTTTGCGGAACTTTCTAACATGTCCTTTACGTATGGGTTCGCTAACGAACAGACCAGGAATGTTTTCTTCCCCAAAGTCATTGATAACAATAAGTGCGGCTTCTCCCAGGCCATTGTTTTCTACACTCCAATATATACCTGTAGGATTTCTAGTTTCTTGTTCAATGTATTTACAAATGTCAGATAAAACTCTAATCTGTCCTGGTATAGCAGTTTGATTATGCTGCCATTCTGCTACTTGTTCATATGTTGGCAATTCAAATACTTGTATTGCTGAATAATCGCCGCCTGTGCCCATACTCGGATCTAGTGCAATACAATATGTATACTGACTGGTTGGTTTTTTGTACCAGCGTGTTTGCCCCATATTTAATATAGGATTTCCGCCCTCCATTGCTGACAGTTTGATTGAATTAATAAGAGTTTCGTCAAATACTAAGAATTCACAGCCGTATTCACGACGGAACTTTTCTTCGCCAATACGACCTATCTCGTCAGATTTCCATTCTTCGTCTCTGTCTGGATGTTCATTCCAATGAGCTCTAAAAGCATGAAATCCGTTACGCCCTATTTCTTGTTCATTTCCGTGATCATCAAACTTGTCTTCTGCTTGTTTCCAAATAGTAGCAAATGTATCTTCATCACTATTTGGTGTACTTGTAATAATAGCACGACCACCTGTTGCTAGTGTAGGTGATATTGAAGTCCAAAACTCTTCCGCAATGTTAGGTTGCACAAACGCAAACTCGTCACAGTATAGTAGCGAGATAGACATACCACGTCCTGTGTTGCCCGTTGTTGTTTGACTTACAATTCTACTACCATTCTCAAACTCTATGCTACCTTTATTGTAACTTGTAACACCTGCCCTAATATGATCTGGACAGGTTTCATACACAAATCTTATACGTGCCATAATTTCTTGCGCACCTGTGTATTTGTGTGCAGCAATAAGAATAGTTTGATCAGGATTAAACATAGCATACCATGCAAGGTAGATAGCAGCACAGGTTGTTTTACCTGTTTGTCGTGGCATCATATTAATATTAAATCTATAATTATGATAACTGTGCATTAAACGCAATTGGTACTCATAAGGATCAAACAATAATTTACCTTTTACAGGATGCTGAATAAATGCAAAATGTCTAGCAAAATGCAAGTATCCTTCGTCAGGATCCATGCACAGCATTAGATCCTGTATTTGCTGTTCTGTATATGTTTCTTTTGTATTTGCTTTTTTGGTTAATACACCATCTAAACTCTTTGACATATAATTACTTATCCACAAAATTAATCGGTTTTAAATGCCCAGTTTCCTGAAATAGATATGCGAGTATCCTCAGTAGAGTAATACGGAAATACTTGGTGATGTAGGCTAGAAGAAAAAATACAAAGATGTCCTTCGAGTCTTTTGTCAGCACCAACACTATGGCTGCGAAGTGTACCAATCGAATCTATCCATTGAAATTCAAAATCTCCATGAAAATTCTTAGATCCTGAATCTAATTGTGATTTATTTTTTACTGAGCGTTCTTGCTCAAATATGTATGGTATTTTCAACCATATAACAAAACTAAGTTGTCCTCGGTGATTATGAAGTGCATTGAAGTCATTACTTTTTTGAAAAGTTACCCAAGTTTCAGTAAGCTTTAATTGTCTACTTACATTTGCGTTTTCAAGATGCCATCCGTATTGGAATCCGTCAATATATTCTGCCATATAAGGTTCTAAAAGATTTTCTATGTAAGTATGGCTATCTGTAAGATAGAAAGTTTTATCCAGTTTATGCAAACTAGGATCACTACCTGATTCAGGAAAGCAATTAACTTCCTTCCATATAGGTTCTAACTCTTGTTCTGTAAGTTGGTGTAATAGATACCCCGGATTGTGTGGAAAATTTACTAACATAAAGATATTTAACCAAAAAAATAGCGTCCGAAGACGCTATTGATTTTCTGGGGGGAATGTTTTATTTTTTCTTAGCCATAGACTTTTTATCTTTAATGGCTTTTTTCATTGGCTCTTTCTTGTCGCCGTCACCGTCCATATCTAAAAAGTCTGGCTTTGCTTTCTTTTCTTGTAGAGCGGCCATTAGTTGTGCTTTAATAGCTTCTACAGCCATAGCATTGTCGCCGCGCTGTGCTGCTTTAAATGATTTTTTCTCACGGTTAATACCACCACTTAGATCACGTGTCATTTTTTCATGATCTGAATATTCTGGATCACCTTCAACACCGTCTGGCGAATTAGCGTATTCTTCAACTTCGTCTTCTACAGGTTCTAATTCTTCGTTTGGATCTTCGTCGCCTGGTTCGTCCATCATTGCTGCTAAACGCTCCATGTCTTGACGCATCGGCATCATTGCATCTGCTGCTGGCTTTGCATCGCCTAGTCCTGCATTTTTCATCATATCAATAAGATCAGCAACATGATCTTTACCTGATGCATTCATATTAATATTCATTGTTACTGGATTACCTTGATCCATTGGTGCTGGAGCCATTCCTGGTCCTTCTGCCATTTCTGGAGGACATTCTTGTAATTGATCTAATGACTCTAAAAGTTTTTTCATTTGCGACATAATTAACTCCCTATCGGTGATTTTGCATTTTCGCTATCGTCAATGTCTTTTGACTCGCCTACAGGTGCGCCTTCCATAGGATCGTTATCTCTTTCTTTACGTGCCTTTTCAAGTTCTTTTAAGAGATCCATTACTCTATTGTTACCTACAGATTCTTGTGCAGTTTCACCGCCCATATCTTCTGTTGTTAACATTGCTTCATAAGGTTTATCATCTTTTTCGGCTTGATATTCTTCTCTAGGATCATTTGCTCCACGCACAATTACATGACTTTGCGGAATATGGCAGCAAGCACCAACATATTCTTGCATTACTTGTGGAGTAGTAGGATAGTTTACTTCTACTTCAAAATATGTTACTTCCATATTTTGTAGCTGTGGAAAGTCTAAAGGACGTTCCTGAATAGGTGTTTTTTTACCTGCTGACATTTTTGCTACATCATATTTTTTTAAAGATGTTTCTAACTTGTCTGCAAATCCTTCAGGTAGTTCACCTGCCACACCAATTTTAAATGGGTATGTTTTTTTAGATTCGTTTAATATTTCTGTAAATGATCTCATTGCGCAATGACCTTATCTATATATATTATTTATCTTTATCTATACCTTTAAGGCGCTCCAAGAGACTGTTTCTGTCAGTGACAACATAACCTTCTCCGTTGATCATACCTTCATCATCTGATGCTCCGCTATCTCGATCCATCTTTTCTTTTTTAAGTTGCAGTTCGACCATTTTAAGTTTTTTATCTAGTTTTGCAACTTTAGCGTCTAAGCCTGTTTTAAGCATTCCTCCTGCAACTTCAAAAACTCTGCCACTGTAACGACTTTCTACATTCATGCCCAAGTCCATTAAATCTTCGTATGCTTGCATAGCTTTGTCAGCAACTTCATTTAGTTCTTTGTCTGCCATTTCACCAAGACCTTTTACAGCAGGTAACGCTGCACTAATCTTGTCAAATTCAGCCATATCTCTAAAAGTTTTTTCTTGCTCAGTTATTTCATATTCTTTTTGTTCAGATTCTTGCTGTTCTGCTTTTTCTACTATCTCTTTGCCTTCTGGCAAGTTTAATAAGTCTTCTAATTTTTTAGTCATGGGTTTGTCCATTATATGCTAGTATTATTTATCGTCTAGCACCGGTATGGAATATATCTTCTTCCGTTACTATTCTAAATAATATACCTTTTTGTTTTGCCCAAGCTCTTGCTGCTTCCCATTTTGCTTGATTAACAACCCAATGTGCTTGATTCGATCTACTTTTTCCAAGTTTTTCTTTATTAGTTTGATTAGAAGGTTTTACTTCTATTAATTCGACTCGTTGTTTACCATTTTTGTCTGCATATACAATAAAAAAGTCTGGCACATAGATAGTATGTTTACCTGTAAAAGGATGTCTGTATGGGATTCTTACAGCTTCACTTGCCCACTGTGCTATTGCAGGATGTTCATCACAAAACTTCATAAAAGTAAATTCCCAACCGCTTCTATAAGTTGGTGTTTTATTTCCTACATATTTGTCAGGATTTTTAAGGTTAAACTTTCCTTGAGCAAAACGACCCATGTTTACTCCTAGTGTAAATCAACCCAAGCGCCGTTAGCATATCCTTGAAATTTGTTAGTATCAGTGTTATAAACCATTTCACCATTGACAGGAGTCAATCCAGAAATAGCTGCTGCTGATAATCTTGCAATTCTAAATAACCCGTCGGTTACTACAACACTGTCTGCTGCTGTTAATTCAATATTGCTTGCACTATCTAAAGTAAGCGGACCTACACCGGTTGATTGTAGTGTAGTAAAAGACACTGCTCCGTTAAACACTACATCAGGCGTAATTGCAATTTGCGCACTTCCTGCTGTATCTATTGTTGTTCCAGAAAAATCAAAATCACCTAACGCAATTGCTTCAAGTCCGTCGGTGATACCGTAACCTGTAAGTGTAGTAGGTGTAGCACTTAAACTTGCAAATGCTCCATCAAACGCATCAGTAATTCCATATCCTGCAATTGTTGTAGGTGTAGATGTAAGCTGATTGAACGAAACGCTTGTTAAAAAAGGTGATAAATCAGGTGGTGTAAATGTAAATGTACCATTAAGATTATTATAAAACAGACTTCCGTTTCCGCTTGGCAATGCAGAAGTTACACTAAAAGCAGTTAGATCAACGCCGCCGCCGGCACCTGCGCCCTCTGCATCATTTGCTGGCTCCCAAGCAAATCCATTCCATTTTAAAACTTGATTTAATAAAGGCTCTGTACCACTTACATTTGCTAGGTCTTCTATTCTTGTTGCTGCTGTAAGATATCCTGCATTTGCATGATTGCCCCAACCAAATGCTGCATCTGCATTTGATCCTTGATCAGCTGTTGCTGCGTCAGTTATTCCATAACCGTCTAAAGTGTTAGGCTTTCCCGATAGTTCTGCAAAAGACCCACTGAATAAAACAGGTTTATCTGTTAAGTCATTATAAGATCCACTAAAAAGATTAGGTGTATTAATTAGATCTTCATAATCTATAGGACCTACATTTGCAGCGCCTTCGACTGTAGTTAATCTTAAATCTATTTCTTGAAAGTTGCCGTCTAATTCTTCAAAAGTAAGTTGGCTTCCTTTGTTTAATCTTAAAACTAATGACATTTTACATCTCTCTTATTCTACATAACCTCTTTGTACATATCCAGGTTGTATGTAATCTGATATCGGCGGATCTTGTATTATTTCTTCTTCAGGTGCATTAGGTATTATAACATTGCGTCTTTCTAATAATGTTCCCCTGTCCTGAACTCTAAATCCTAAAGTGCTTGTTTTGTTTCTATTATCATTTAAAATTTGTGTTACAATATTACTTAATTGTATATCGTTAATACCTTTAAGTGTATCTATTAATTTGTAAACATTAATTTTATCTTGTTTAGCTTGCTGTAGTAGTACAACACTTGTATTAATAGCTGCTACTTCGCCAAAACCTCTTTTCAAAAAATATGCAATAACAGCGTCAACTTCATTCGCATTGTAATTGACAGGTTTATCATAAAATCTGTCAAAAAATTGTTTAGTCTTATCTGCACTATCTTCATTTTTTGTAGGAGTATATGTACTTGATACTGCCATTAATTTGATGCTCCGTTAATTGCTTGTGTTGCTATTTGTTGTAGTCTTCTATCTCCGCCTGCAACATTTTTAAGTAAATCAGATTGTATTGCACTTTGAGTGTTTGGAGACAGGCTCTGATAATCTTGGAAATTATTTACACTATATCCTCTTACATTACCTGTCATAATTGCCCTGTTTACAAAACTATTCATTGCTGATGGATTTTGATTTAGTGTTTGAATAATTCTGCCGCTATCTAAAGGACGTGAAGCATTATTATTTAAACTACTAGCAGTAACTTGTGTGCTTATAGTAGGAAAGAACACATTAGGATATCCTCCAGGATCTCTCTGTTTAGGATTAATTACTTCATTGAATATTGTGCTAGCAATATTACTAAAAGTTTGATTTCTTGTTGCAGGATTAAGGACTCCAAGTATAGTTCCTAAAATGCCTTCTCCTAAATCCGGATAGTTTAATTCATTACCTAAAGGACTAGGAAAAGTATCATACAGTGTTTCTTGAGAGCCAAATCCTACTGGATCAGAATCTAGTGTAACATCACCTTCGCTGTATAATACACCTTCATATATTACTGTCATAGAATTTTCCATCATGCCAGAGGCATCACTTGACTCTACATTATCGTGTTGCCACCGTTGAACTATTGGATTAACTAAAGTATAGGCTCTATACTTTTGTCTACTCATTTGGAAAATTTTTATTTCATTAAAAAATGGGTTTATAGGTGCGCCGTCCATGCCGTATCTAGGAACACGTTCACTATACATATCTCGTGGGTCAAAGTCTATTTTTCTACCGTTAATATTAAACTTATTTCCGTCATAAAAATAATATCTATAATATTCTTCAAATAATTTGCTACTAATTGATTTGTTATCATCGTGAAAGCGTATTGTTACAGGATCATATGTTATTCCTGTCTGTAAATGCTTAACACGATTATATTGTTTTTTAGTATCTACTTCTGCTGTGAAGCCTGGTAAGTCTGCACTTTTGACAAGCATAGACATTTCTCTGTTAAACGCAGATGAAGTTACAGCTTTACCTTGAGCTTCATTTGTGTACGAAAATACAACATGGTAAAGATATTTTGTTTTAGGAGCAAATTCAAAACTTTTACTCGTGAAAAAGTTGTGCGCATGCCTTGCATCACGCATATCTAATCCAGGAGTTATTTGCCTAATATTTTGACTTTTAACGATTGCCATACATATATTTATCTTACGTTGTTAAGTGGATGTTTAATTAAAAAAAGGTCTACCCAAAAAAGAGTAGACCTTGTTAAGAAGATAGTTTTTATTATTATTAAACCTGACCTGTACCGCCTGTTACCTGGGTCTGAGGACCATCTGTACCACCTGCTAAACGAGTGCCTAGTGCTTCGCCTATACCGCCTGTGATAGTGCCTCCTTCATCAGTTTGTAATGCGTTATCATAACGTATTGTTAATGATACGTTTACAGGATCATTTGTACCATAGTTTAATGAATTGTAGTTTGCTGATTCAATGTAGCAACCTACTAGTTCGTATCTGTCTAGTACATTAGCAGTAAAGCTGCCGTTACCGCCATCTAAAATTTCAATTTTTGTTGTAAATTTGTATGTAGCACCTGCTGCTGCGCTTGCTTGTTCATAGAAATCAAACTGTCTTTGCAACTGCTGGCCTACTGCACGTTGGATGTTATTGTTTACATCTTCACGTAAGTTAATTGTTACTGGCTCCCAAGTATGTTTTCCAGCCAAATAAGTTCTTGAGTTATAAGCATCAATTGTTATTTGCTCAAAACTTAGATTTGGTCTAGATACGTCAATAACTTGACGAGTCATTTCTCTAACATCAGCGCCTGCTCCAAAGTTTTCAAAAAGAACTCTAAAGCGGTATTGTAACTTTGGCATAAGCAATGCTTGGTTGCTACCGCCGCCTTCAGTTGGAATACTGATGTTGTTTAATGATGTAATTGGCATTTTCTATCTTCTCCTAATACAATAGTATTTATCAGTCTATGAGGTCCTAATCAAAGGACCTCATATTAAGTGCGTACTTTATCCTAGTTGCGCTATTTCGCCTGTGTTTTTAATACGCAGTGGAATGTAAATAAATTCGATTGCTTTAACTGGCTCAATAGCAATATCTAACCATAGCTCGTTTCTATCAATTCTAGCTGGAGTATTATTTGATTCATCACATACAACAATAAAGTCATACAATGCTCTTAGGCTAACTAGTTCTAGCATAAATGCTTCAGCTGCTGCTGCAACTTGATCTCTAGTAATCTTATCGTTTGGTTCAAATAGATAAGGTCTAGTTAATCTTTCTAGTTGTACTCTCATGTAAACAACTAGACGTGCAACATTAATTCTATCTAGCGCACTTGCATTTCTAGCACGAGTTTTCTGTCCAAATACAACCAAACCACTTCCACTAATAAATGTAATTGGATTAATGTTATTTGTATACAGTGTATCACGCTGTCCAGTGTTTAGTGCAACTGAATTAAATTCGCCTTCTGCATCTACATAACCTGTTGAAGTTGCGTTTGTTACGCCGCCACGTCTTGTACCTGCTGGTGCAAACCATGGATAAGCAACTTGGTCATTTAATACAATAGTACGTAGTGCCATGTGTGACGGTGGAACAACAACATTGTTTCCTTCGTTGTCACTTGTAAAGCCCCATGGATAATACATACCTAGATACTCGTCAAAACTAACTGCACCTTGATCGTTATCCTCAACTGCAAGTCTTACGTTAGATGCCCATTCATTTAACGATGTTGCATCTGGTGTTAGTCTTGCTGGCGAGTCGCCTACAACAAATGCTGTTAAGCGTCTGTCATAATTTAGTGTTACCATTTCACCAATAAGTTCTGGATAACCTGGGCAAGCAATTAGATTGAACTGACGAGACTCTTCGTCACGCACATCTTGGTTACTGTTAACCATAGACTGTAAACTTTGTATCACACTCTTACGCTGTGCATGACGTCCAAATGTTCCAGAACCATCTGCATTGTTTCCTGAGTCTGTTACCCAGCGATGTGGATAGTAATTTGACATAGATTGCTCTTGGCTTACTTCTAGTCCTGCTTCGCTGTTTACTGCATCGTAACGTCCGTTGTCGCCTGATGTATCAATATAGTTACGCTCAA